ATTGATTCTGGATATAGAAAGACCATATACGTTTTTCCTCATCCGACAAAGGATTATTGGGATAGTAGGGAAAATTTGGCTAAGCGAAAACGAAGCCGTGATTATTATCTGGCAGAATTCCAAATGCCGACCTTAGAAGAAGGCTTTGATGAAGTCAGACACTATCATGGTGGTATCTGAAAGGGGAAAGCCAATGAATGAAGACCAAACTAAGATCGTCAAGGAAACGCAAGCTCTTCTACAACAGGCGTTTGAAAAACTTGAAACCATCAATCTTGATGAAGTAGAGGATGATGATACCAAGGATGGGATTGAGGAAGCACAAGGCGACCTTGAATCTCTCAAGGCATCTATTGAATGTCTTCTTGAAGAATAAAAGGGGAAGAGAAAACCAAATGTCACTAATGGAACAACGATCCACAACAATCGGCCAACATAAAGTGTGGCTAGATAAGCTGCAACTTCTGAAAGACACTTTTGTTGAGCGGTATGAAAAAGCACCGCGCCGAAGTGCAACACGCCCACAAATTTATAAGGAGTTTTGTGTTGCACTCGCTCTGTTTTATGGAGTGCAGCCTAACGCTCAAGATATTATTTCGGAAGTAGACATGGAGCTTATGCTTATAGATAAATGAAGAATATAAAAGAATGGTTGACATATAATCCAAATAATGGTAAATTATATTGGATTAGAAATGCTGGCGGAAGAATAAAAGCTGGTGATAGGGCTGGGTTTCGCCATAAACAAACCGGATATCGTTATGTCAGATGGAACGGAAAACAGCACCAGGAAGCTAATATCATTTGGTTTTGGATGACTGGAAGTTGGCCAAAATTAGGATATGAAATAGATCATAAAAATCGCATACCGGACGATAACAGATGGGATAACTTGCGAGAAGTAACCAAGTCTGCCCAAAATGAGAATCGAAAGGTATCAAGACGAAAATGCAAGCTACCTTCCAATATTCATCCGGTATGTGGCAGCACTCGCACATTTCGGGTTCAAAAAACAGTAAACAAAAAACAAATACATATTGGGTGTTTTCCTTCAGTTGAAGAAGCGTTGATAGCTTTAGAAAGATTTGAAAGTGAAAAGTGATGTTGATTTAGATAGATTTAATCTCTCTAATAATGTAATCAAAGAAATAGAAAAATTGGTGAAGGCCAATGGTATTTCTTACATTGATGGTATTGTGCACTATGCTCAAGTGTCAGGTATTGAGATTGAGGTTTTGGCGGAAATCGTGAGTAAGAACGATGTGATCAAATCGCAGTTGGAAATAGAGGCTGAAAACCTAAACCTCATTAAGAAGAAAACAAGCAGGCTCCCGATATGAAATCATATGGTCCTTTCACTGATGCTCTGACGGCTCGCTCTTATATGCGCACAGCTACATTACCTTTTTGGGTGAGCGTAAGTCTTATTTCTTTAAATGGTGGAGGTTATTCTAAACAAATTGAAACTGAGGAACAAAGAAAAAAAGAAATAGATGATTGTTTGAAATACAAGAATGATATATGTTTAATAAATATTCATGAACAACAATCTATCAAAGTTCGCAATAAGGATATGATATTAGAATTAAGTCCTGATGGATCATCTTTGAAAATTTATAAAAATGAATATTATGAAGCTGCTTGTAAGGCTTGCTGATGGATGATAATAATCGCCATCCTCCAGAAGTAAAATATTGGCGCGATGAATCTGGAGAGCTTTGGTGGTGTAATAGTCATGGCCGCCGCGCCACATTTATTCATAAAGTAATAAGCGATTATCCTCAACAAGAAATCCATTGTTGTGCACCTGGACTTGGCGGCATTCTGTTACCTTGTTATGCGGTGAATCTAACTGGTCTTGTTGAAATAGAGGAAGACTGATGCTTTTCAAACTTGGACAATTCACTTCCGCTGCCGGCTTGTTGCTGGATTGGAAGATAGAGTGTGATGCCCTCACAAAAGAGGATTGGGATTGCATCGCTCATGCCTCTCATGTGAAGATTGGGGCGTTCGGACAGGTCTATGGCGTTCCTTCGGGCGGCTGGGCTCTGCGGGATGCTTTCTTGCCCTATGTGACCGTTGGGGCGCCGACATGGCTGATTGTGGATGATGTTTGGACCACAGGCGCCAGCATGAACAAATTCGTCAGAACGTTAATCAGAAATGAACAACCTTGGGTAGGTTATGTGGCGTTTGCTCGCGGACATATAGAGCATATGCCAAACAATGTGGAAGCCTTTGCCTATATCAACAACTATCCGCGTGCATGGGACATGGAACCAACACTATGAACAGAACAGAATATACAAAAAAAGAAACATCAGCTAATCGTAAACTGTTAGCTGCTGCTTTGGAATCAAATAGATTCAAACAAGGTAGAAAATACCTGTGTTATGAAGAAGAAAAAACTATGTATTATTGCTGTTTAGGAGTTGCCTGTGAATTGGCAATGGAGAACGGAATTCGCCTCGGAAAGAGAAAGGAGACTACTAGCGGCGTTTATCATTACATTGGCTCCAATAGGCAAGAGCTTACTGGAGTGTTACCATATGAAGTAATGAAGTGGCTTGGGTTTGCTGATAACAATGGTATGCTGATTTTATCAATAGAAAATACAAGCGATGATAATGAGGTATTATTCAGCTTAGTTGATGCAAACGATACCAGTGTGCCGTTTCCTGAAATCGCCAAGCTCATAAAAGAAGGGAAAGTTCGGTTAGAACTATGAACTCCTTTGAGATATATGTTGATTATCTCGCTTTGAAACAACACTTCAATCATGAGGCTTACGATTATTTTAAATACAATGGAAAGATAAATGCATCCCCATCGTCATTTGAGAAGCGACCCGAAAAATTCACATTTCAAAAACTTTCCAAGCATAAAGACCCACATAATTTTCTTCTAGCGAATCTCATTGATAAGGACCGTTGGATAAGAGATATGACGGAAGATAGATATTTGGATTGGCAGCGCCGGCAACAATCCTTGGCCTATGTATTCAAAGAAGATTTGGGTAAACTACAACAAGATTTAGATACCAATTTTCAACCATCTGGTGGAAGATTGCCTTATATTCAAGAACTCTATACACGAAAAGAAATTTCTCCCGAAACAATAACAATTCTAGTTGACAAGCTACAGATTTGGGAGTATTATAATCTCAATCTGAACAATCCTCTCTATATGTCGCGCCTCAAGAAGTATGCGCCGTTTATCAAGTATGATTGGTCAAAGTTCAGAGAAATGATCATCAACCGATGGCAAAAGGAAAACCACACAAATTGAGTGGACATTTTCTGAACTGGCGTTATTGTATCAAATGTGGGATTATAGCAGTAAGGAATAAACCAACTCAAAAAGAACTAAACAAACCATGCCATGGAGCAGATGAATGATAAACCGTCGCACATTTACCATTTCGCTCTTGGCAATCCCTGTTTCAAGCTTGTCGTTGAAGTTGAATGTTAGGGAACTGACGCATGGGCCATCTGAGGCTTTTCGTTCCATTTATTCTATTTTACAATTACGTGATTGGTGGCGAGATTACGATATAAAATTTATGACTGATCTTGCCAGAAAAGCTGGTTTTACGACTATTGTAGGAAATGTTTTGATTGATGTAGATAACAAACGCTCGGCCACAATTTTGGAAAACAAAAAAGTATCTTATATCACAGAAATTAATGGCGTGGTGATTTACAATAACATTGAGGAAGCGATTGCTGGAATTTATGGTATAAACTTGACATAAGTTGTCTAAATACAAACATGGCTGGATAGCTTAAAGTAAAGCCCTAGTAGAGCAGAGACTTCGGAAGAAGTTTTTAGCTGGGAGATTCAGATTCGCGACCTGATCCGGCCGCCAAAAACATATAAACAAAACAAATAATAAAACAGGAGAAAAATACGAATATATGACTATTACATCTTTCTTAGACCTAAAGAATAACAGAGAAAAATCTTTAGAAACTCTTACTACCGAACTTCAAAAACAAGCTGCCCCAAAATTCGTTGAAGATGACAGGATTTGGTATCCTGATGTTGACAAAGCTGGAAATGGTTATGCTGTAATTCGTTTCCTACCAGCACCCAAAGGGGAAGAGGTTCCTTTTGTCCGCATTTGGTCCCACTCTTTTCAAGGCAAAACTGGCAGTTGGTATATTGAAAACTCTCTAACTACACTTGGCAAACCTGATCCTGTTAGCGAGCACAATTCCGTTCTTTGGAATAGCGGTTTAGATTCCGATAAGGAAGTCGCCCGTAAACAAAAGCGCAAGCTAACATATATTTCTAATGTCCTAGTTATGAAGGATATCGCACATCCTGAAAACGAAGGTAAAGTTTTCTTGTTCCGTTATGGTAAGAAAATCTTTGATAAACTTAACAACCTAATGATTCCGCAGTTTCCAGATGAACCACCAATCAATCCTTTTGATTTTTGGGCGGGTGTTCCATTGCGTCTGAAAATCTGTACGGTTGAAGGTTATCGGAACTATGATCAATCAGAGTTTGTGAAACCACCTTCTCCTCTTACTGAAAACGATGAGGAACTAGAGAAGATTTGGAATCAGGAATATTCTCTTCAGGAATTTCTATCTGGAAAGAACTTCAAAACATATGATGATCTAAAAGCGCGTTTGGATCGTGTTCTAGGAACAACTGGAAAACGAGTAACATCAGCTGTGGTTGATGATGCTCCTCCTTTTGATGTTGATGAAACAGACGATGAGCATCAAAAAACTGTAAGCCTGTTTCAGAAATTAGTTAATCAATAATTTTTTTCTAAACACAGAAAACCAAGCCTTGTTTAGAAAAAGAAAGGGTGCTTCCCGGATTAAAAAGGAAGCACCCTTTTTTATGGCAGCTGTGACGGATTGTTGTTTATTCGGTTTCGGCTTCTGCCGCCGCTACATCCTTGATCTTGAATGTTTCGGGGTCGATTCCTTTCGTTTTGGCTTCTGTCATCCAGCCCGGCATACGGCCGGCGCCGGTCCAGGTTTGAGACAGATTGGCAGGGTTGCGGTATTTGGCAGCGCGGACGCCAGGAGCTTTGACCTTGCCATAAAGCTCGGCAATGCTGGTGCCGGCCCTAGCTGCCATGGCCTCAATGTTTTCCTTCAGTCCTTCACGTTCTTTCACTCGCATCTCTTCCGCGATGCCAGTTAGCTGCTCAAGAGCGCTATCCAGAGCAGCAAGATCGGCGCCTTTCGCCAGCTTCACAAACCTCTCTATGTCATTCTTGTTCATACGGACTTCTCCAGAGTTGGAACAGAGCACTCTATATAGAGACAAAACAATGGCTTGTCAATAGGGGACTTTGTTTGGGGTTCTTTCACCTTGCATCTTTTTCATGAAGGATGGTAGGAAGGGGCTTGCTATTGTCAACCGATCATGGTAGCGTCCACTCGTCTCCTTCTATGTTCCAAGCTATTGGAGGTGTGCAATGTGAGATTCAGGCAGGGGCGGGAAGAGGTTCGCGCGAATCGGTACACAACCATCTCTAAAACTCCGGGAAGACCTCCGGGAGCCTCCAGGTGGTTTGGCGTATATCCTGCACAGCTTAGCTTTCCCCAAATGCCCTCTTCCCGTTAACCTGTTTTGACTAAACCTAAAGCCTATCGGGGAATCAATACCAACGCCCAAGTGGAGAATACCATGCTCAAGCAGAATGAAGCTGTCACCACATACCGTGTCAAAAAAAACCAACATCAACCGCCATCCCAACACGACATTCCAAGACGGACTTTCAAGGACACAAACAAATACAAGAAAATGGTCCGCGATGTTCAAGACGAATTAGCTCGCCGCAACATTCATTTGAAAACAACAACAAAAGAAATCACCAAGAAAATCAATTCCACGCCGGCCTGCTCAATCAGCAAAAATACGGTGGACCGTTTTCTCAATTACGGTCGGGGCGGAAAGTATATGTATTATGTCTATGGCCCCTATATGACAACAACGTGCGCCATAGCCGATGCCATGGGAATGGAATTCGTCTTGAGGCCCAAATCCAATTGAAGTTTCTATCGCAGAAGCAACTGGAATTAGCTTCCAGAATTGCTGGCCAAATTCAGGGGCAGTCTGCTTCCGATATGGATGTGGGCTGCACCCTCATTTTTTTGATTATTATGAAACTAGCACATAATTTAGAGAGAGAAAATAAACTTACAATTGAAGCTTTGAATGATATTGTTCCAAAAACCATATCTGATATTGTAAGGATTATTCTTGAACATGATTCTGAAAATATTATTGAAGAAACAAAAAAAATGTATCAAGAAATTCTAAAAGAAATGGAAGAAATGGCTGAAAAAAATGAGACGAAACATTGATCACAAAGATGTGATTAGACATGGGACTTTATTTAGTCTAGGGTATGTCTTGAGCAAACTACCCAACTGAAAGGCCCGTGTGATGACCGATTCAAACAGCACAAAAAGAGAACAGATTAAGAAGCGTATTCGTGCGCTCCTATCATTAACAGTTGAGCGCGGCGCGACAGAAGGCGAAGCTATGAATGCCGCTGCATTAGCTGGCAAACTTATGGCCGACTACGATCTAACCTATACCGACATTGAAAATGAGGTGCGTGCGGAACGTTATGGGATGCGCGGCAAGAAAGGTTATGTGCGTGGTTCCAAGCGTCGTCGTTCTTTTCATGAGGTTCATGATTGCATTGTGACGATTGCGACGTTTTTTGATTGCAAAGTTTGGACCATGAGATTCAATAATAATGGTGACGGCGGAGAACTCATTTATTTGGGTTCGGAAACTGATACGGAATTCGCCCATGCCATGACCGATATGATTCGCATTGCCATGGAAACTGAGTTTGCCAGCTATCTTCACAAAAACCGTGGTGTTGCTCATGGTCGGAAACTGCGCGCGTCTTTTCTGATCGGAATGGCTGATCGGATTAATGAGCGGCTGGAAGAAATCATCAAAGAGCGCACCGCTGCCGTTCCCTCGCGCAATGCCCTGATGGTGATCCGCAATGACGTTGTAACGTCCATCTTTGCCAAACTCTCTCAGACACACAATATCACGTCTGGAGGCCAATCTATCAAGAGGATCAGGGACGAAAACGCTTA